ATCAGTGCCGCCAACATTGGTTCGAGTGTGGATAGGTGGCTGGGGGATAGTGCGGCTAGGTGGCGATCGACTACCTCAGCAATTTTGTTGCAGCTTTGGAAATTGCGGGCGATTGTTTGAGAAGTTCGCTGATTTTCCGGCTGAGATAGATCGAGGATTGATTCTAGCCAAGCCGACAGAAAAACTTCCCCTGTGTACCATTCCCAGTTGCTTTGTGTAGAGGAAAAATCCGGGTAACGGCTATCAGGGTATCTTAACATATTGGCGAAAACATCAATGGTGTCCAGGTCTTGTGCTTTTTATTATATTAGGTCAAAATAGAAATACAAAGAAAAATTGGCCTTCTGCACCGTGGTATTTATCAGATACCGCAAAAAACCAACCCACAAAATATTTTTCATATTAACCCCATTATACGGTGCAGGGGGCTGATTGGCAAGTAGGAGCCGATCAGTATGTCAAATTTAAAAGCTACAAACAAATCAAATCCCTGCCCAGTATGCGGTACAACCTCTAACGCTTGCCGAGAGCAGACTGACGGCGACCAAGAATTGTGGCACTGTCGCACTTATTCCGATGCGAGTAAAGGAGAGAAAATAGCCGGAGTGGATGGCAGGCGATATATTTGCCTGTCGCCACTCCGGGGCCACACCGCGATGTTTGGTGTGGATAAGGGCGTGTGGTCGGCAGAGGAGAAGGAAGAATACCAGCGTCGGCAATTAGATCGGCGGGTAGAAAGCGATCGCCGCAGGGCTGAAGCGCTGGCAAGGGAGATGCCAGCGGGCGATCGCGATAAATACTTCAAGAAAGTGCTTGGCGAGCTGGGATTGCTGGAAAGCGATCGCCAAAATTTGCTCGATCGGGGCTTCACTGATAACCAGATCGAGGCAATTGGCTTTCGGTCGCTAATTCCACAGCAGCCGCTGACCGGAAACTACCCGCACAATCTGCCGGGTTATCAATTTGGGTTTGGGGCTGGCAAGCTTCAAAATTCCGGCGCGGGGATTTTATGCCCGATTCCCGATTGGCAGGGCAATATCGTAGGGGCCCAGATTCGGCTCTCGAAAGTTGGCGAAGGTGATGGCCGGTATCGCTGGCTATCTTCAAAAAATAATCCAGCGCACCTCAATGGCGAGAATCCGATCGCTTCCTGGGATAAGGGTCAGGATAGAGCTGATAAAATTTGGCTGGCAGAGGGGACAGGGATTAAGCCCGCGATGGCAAGTTTCAGGTTGGGCGTTCCCGTGGTTGGAGCGGCCAGCGGGTTATTTGCCTCTAGCCCCAAAAATACTGAGGCAGCGCTTGCACACCTTGCTCAAAAGTACGGCACTCAGTCACTGGTGCTAGCCGCCGATGCGGGGGATGTGGTGAATCCTCATGTGATGCCTCGCTGGGAGCAGCAGGTAGAATTCCTTGAAAAACTCAACTACACCGTAGCGTTTGCTTGGTGGGGTCAAGTTAGCAAAGAAGCTGACGATATTGATGAACTGGCTAATTTTGAGTGCATTCAGTTTATCAGCCCTGATGAATTTTGGGCGATTGCTAAAGCCCAGCAAAAAATAGCAGAAGATTGTAAGGAGGAAGTCGAGCGCCCGAAACTTCGGAGCGACCGCAGGGAAGAGGCACGATCGGAAGAAGTACGATCGCGCGAACCGCTGCCATTACAGCCTCGCCCTCCTCAGTGGAACTCGTGGCTAGCGCTGCGGAAATACACGCCAGATATTCAGCAGGATAGCCAGTTCGTGAGGTTTGATGCACCCGCACCCGGCACGATTTTAGCGGTGCGATCTGGATTAGGTTCGGGAAAAACTTATCAGTTACAATCGCTATTTGGAGAGGGCGGTGCATTTGAGGGAAAGGGTGCGGTTGCACTGTTTGCTCGCAATAGTCTGGTGTTCAATTTTGTTGATCGTATTCCTTCATTCAGTCATTTGAATGAAGAGTTATCAATACTAGTAAAAGATCCTACTTCTAGGCTGGCATTGTGTACGAATAGCCTCAAAAAGTTCGGTAATGCCGAATATTTTGATGGCAAGATTCTAATCATCGATGAGTTTTCTTCAGTGGCTACTCACATCGCTTGCAGTAGCACTCACCGTAAGGATCGGATTGATTCGTTGGAGCTTTGGAGAGAAGCATTTGTTCGATGTGAGTCGGTGATTGTCTTGGATGGTAATCTTACTGATTGGCAAGTTGAATGGGCTGGCAAACAAGCTCCTGCGAAGAAGATTGTCAAACTGCAAAATACTTGTCAGCGGGCTAAGGCTAGGGTTGAGATTCTACTTGGAACTCCCACAAAATCCGGCAAATTTGATGACACTAAATTGTCGCCGTTCATCGCTCCGATGATGGGGTCAAATCAACCATTTATAGTATTTTCGGATAGTCAAAAGCTGCTGGAGCAAATCGAAGAATTGCTAGCACCAACTGACAAAGTTGGACTGCGAATTGATTCAAAAACCATCCGCCCTAACAGTGAAGAACGGGCATTTTTAAACAACTGCAACAAGTGGATAGAAGAACACAAGCCAGATTACATTTTACTCAGTCCTACTGCCGAGAGTGGTGTTGATATCAGCGTACCTGGCTATTTCCCTCACAGCTACGGACTGTTCAGAGGGATCGTAGCCACAGACAGCCAAATGCAGATGATGGCTAGGTACAGATGCCCTGATTGTTATTGGCATATCAGCGTACCCAAGCAATCATTTTTAAGGGGAAGCGACCGCGATTACAACTTGGAAAATATTAATGCAGCAGCAGCTAAGCTGATGGAATTATCCGAGATGGATATTAGTCATCTCAGGCTAAACAAGGGATGGTTGGGTGAGCAATTTCTTAAATATATTGAGGAAGCTCACAACAATATTAATGTCAGTTTTGCTCTTAAAAATAGGGCAAAAGAAAGCTTTGAGAAAGATAACCTCAGAGAGTGCTTGATATTTGCCTTAGAAGATGCAGGTCACGATGTTTCTCAATCGGCTTATTATGCTGATGCGCGGGTTGAATCTGCTTTAAAAGTAGCAGGGGAAGAGGTCAAGGATCGCACTGCTAAGCAGATATTTGAGGCTACTGATATCAGCGAGAAAGAGGCAGAAAATATTGCAGCCAGTTGGTCGGCTGTTTGGGAAGATAGGGTAAAAGTGATGAAGGCGGGCTATAAGAAATTGCTGCCAGGAATTGAGGATACTGAGTTTTGGACTCAGGACTTTATTCGTTACCTGAAATATGATAACCCGAAAGCGATCGCGGGGGCTAACTTGCTGTACCAATTCCAGCACCCAGAAGTAGCCAGCAAAAAACAACAGAATACGTGGGCAAAAATAGCTACTGAGCGGGCGATCTTCTTACCCGATATTCATTCACCTCATTTGAAAATAAAGGCGTTGCAATTCCTCAAATTAGAGCGATTCTTGGAGTGCGATCGCAACTGGCACAAAAACAGTCCTGAAATCTTGGAGTTAATCAGAGTCGGCAACCGCCCGCGCATTATCGCTTCAATCGGATTTGGAGTACCGCGCATTGCTAAGGGCAAGCGCAAGGGCGAATTTGATGGGATGCGCTATCTCGGCAAGCTGCTGGAATTGGTCGGCATGAAGTTAGGCCCTTGCCAGCGGGTGCGTGAGGATGGCGTGCAGAGCAATCAGTACGCGCTCGATCGGGAATGGGTAGAGAATCCGATGCGAGTTGCGATCTCTGAGGCAGTTGCCCGTCGCTATGAAGAGTTCGATCGCGAGTGGGTGCTACCCGAAGTGTTGCAGATTCCGGTGCAGGAGATTCTGGTGCAGGAGATTCTGGTGCAGGAAGAGCCGGAAACCGACGCTGACGGCATTGATTGGCGCGGGGTGACTGTGGAGCTTAAAGAAGCTTTTGGAGGGTTTATGGCGGGCGCAAGATTAGAGCTAGTCACTCAACCGCAGCAGATTGGCGATCGGTTAATGGTTTGGGCGCGATCGGTTTTAGGGCAAATTCGGGTAGAATGGGATTTGTTAAGCTTATGTTTTGATTAAAAAAAAGAGGAAAGTATGGGACAACGCAATAAAGTAGCCGTTTTTAGTAAGCAGCCCATCACTCACGAGAGATTAATGGTTGAGGCTTGTGAAGGAGCCTACAAAGCACTCCAAGTTCTGAGAGAAATTTCGGAAAATGCAAGCTGCGAACCGCGAGATCGGATTGCGGCAAGTTACAAGCAGATAGAAACTTACGTTAAACTAGCTGGTTTAGTTGAGGTTGATTCAATCGAATCATTACCTGTTCTCAGAGCGATCGGAAATGCTGGTAACTAGGTCGGTTTACAAGCAATATCAAAAAGCTCAAGCCAAGTTGGTTGGGGCTAGCTTTGATTTGTTTATTCCCGATACTTGGCACGAGTTTTGCTCAAATATTTATATGAGAAGTGGGGGGGGGATGCGTCAGTTTGTCCCCTACAAATATCAAATATTACTAGAAGGATTAATTAGAAAATACAATAATATAACAGTTGTAAAAAGCCGACAGCTTGGTACAACTCAAATGTTAATCTCTCTATTTTTGTATGAAGCTATTAAAAATCCGGCTTATGTTGCATCTGCATTTATGCGGAATGATGATGATGCGATAGCCATCAATCAAAGAATTCGCAGGCTAGTAGAGCAAACAGAGATACCATTAGCCACAGAAGAAAACAAACTGATTCGACTGGCTAACGGCGCTGAAATACGCACGCATAACAGTGGGAAAGAAGGTAATAGAAGTGCCGACAGCGTGTGCGCTCTGCTATTTGATGAAGCGGCATTCCAGCGCAATATTAAGAGCATTTATGCGGCAAGTACAGCATCAACTATCCTCACAGGAGATAGCGCTAAAATCATAGTAGTCAGTACCCCGTCGGCCAAGTCTGGCTGGTACTGGGATTTGCTAACTGAAAATAATGGCGATCGCGACGTAGAAGAGATTTGCAAAGTAGTTGGTGAAGGTCAGCTTTACTCGGACGATCTGCCTGGTTTTTATTGGTTTGAGGATGAATTAGGCGGGTGTAAAGTGTTTATCCATTGGAAATGCCACCCGGTTTACAGCCAGTGGCCCGATTTCGTCGATCGCATGGCTAAAAAGTACAAGTTGGATAGCGCTGATGCAGAGCGTGAGTTTAATCTAGTGTTTCACGATCCGGCTATTGAAGTGTTTAGCGCTGAGTCAATTATTGACGCTGAAAATGCGTTTGAGGAGCCTGAAGACAAATCAAAATGCTCAGTAGGCTTGTACGTGTCAGAAACTTACTCAACTGCTGTAGCTTTGATTGATAATGTGGTTATTAAGTCGATAAGCGAAAAAAATCCATCGGCTAACACAGCAATTGGATTGATTTCTAGAATATCTGATGAATATAGCATTTCTTCTATTGTTCTCAAACGCGCTGATGGAGGTGAAGAAATAGCCAGAAGGCTAAGGCTTCAACACTCACAAGCTAGAATTATTGATATACCTAAATCCGAATATCCTAATGCAATCGCCAGTTTAAGCGTACTTTTGGATGAAAGGCAAATTAATATCCCAAAGTACAAAAATCCATTGCGTGATAGCCCAATTGCAAAGCATTTACGCGACTTTAGAAGGCAAGATAACAAACTGGGAAGCCTCCAGAAAGACAAGCGCGATGACTGTGCCTGGGCGCTTGCTTTTGCAGTGATGGCAAGCGAAAACGCTAGCAAGCGGCTGCCTTTCGGGAGTGGGTGATATAATAGTCCGATACACGTACTAGACACGTTCATGGATGCAAACTTAGTAGCGTTGGAGGGGCTTGGAGAGAGTCGCTACGGCGTGGCAAAATCAACATTGTACGATCGCATGAAAAAAATTGGCATAATTCCTACTAAAAAAGGTCGCCGATCGTTCATTACGATTGATGAATGCAATCGAATGGATCGGCTCGATACCTACCTCAAAGAAGGGGGTAGCTGCGAGGATTTTGAGCCTACTGTTAGGTTAGGCAATAACGAGATAGAAGTAGCCAGCAAGCAGGAAACCTATGCCGATATGCTGATGCTCATAGAGGCTATTAGCAGGCACTTTAAGCAAGATTCTGCCGATCCATTGGCTAACCAGAAGGCATTGCTATTCGCTGTTAAACATAAATTGGTTTTGCCGTCATCACAAGTGAAACAGTTGATAGGAAAAAAAACCACAAATTCTAGCTTAGTTTGGGGGTGTTTTGAATTTGATAGATTTGGCAAAATTGGACGTGAGTCAGCTTGGTTAGTGACTAAAGCAATTTAAAACCTAAAAGCGTATGTTGCCAATTGAATTGTTACCAGAAGATCGAGAAAGATTTAACAAATGGGAAGAAGGGCTAAACGGCATGGGAATGTCAGTTGTCAGGTTAAACACCCAGTGGCTAGTTATTAGCAATAAAGGCGGTTTAATCATGGCTGTAGCTTATAACCCTAACTTCCCGCAACCGGAAAGGTTTGTGCTTCTGGGGAAAGACGAGCCTTATCCAAGTTTTTAGATAAAAACTTTGCTTTAACAACAGTTAAATGCTACAATAACAATGAATCTGCTATCCCCTCCAAGCGTTAGATTGAAGTTAAGATAGTGGCGGTCGTAAGGGGTATAAGACCGTCACCCTGCACGGGGTCATAGTAAAGTTGGTAGGCGGTAAACTTTCTTAAAGTGCAAAAAATCGCCAAGAAAAAACACCCATTTTGTTAATCAAAACAGGCTAACAGCGGGTGTTTTTTCTATGCAATCCAATCAGGTAATTTTGCTAATTCGATGGAGCCAAATATGTTGCAGATTAGCCAGCGACTCGGGACTGCAGTAATCTACTAATTAAACCCCATGAGTAATGCAAATTTTTGCCTTTTTCGGGGTTAACGTCATCATTGCGATCGTAACCCCAATCATACCACTCGCCCCAAGGATCGTGAACAAATACCCCTTTGTCGTCAAATCCGTGAGCAGCTATAATATGCCCAAAGCGAGTAAAATAACCATGCAAAATACACGGCACACCACTTGTAAGGGATTGCTTAATGTCAGTCAAAGTGCCATTTGTAGTCAAATTGTTTTTGATATCAGGGTAACTTTCGGCAACAGCTTTTAATCCTTGCGGATCGTGCCTTGACCAACCATTATTAAGGCATCGCTGATAAATCTGATCCTCTAATTGCGGGTAACTTGCATCACCTCGAATACCTAAATGCAGCAAGCACATTGCGACACTGGTTACATTGCAACTACCTGATGGATTTAATTGGTTATCGCGTTGATTTCGATATGGAAAGTTCTTGATAAGAATGCTGTTCATTTTTTTATTTCTGATTCTTTAATTGGTACTGGAGGTTGCGCGCTGTTAAGATTGTTGTAAAATTCTTGCAATCGCTGCTTCCATTTAGGATTAGATTGCAATAAATTTAGCTCTACCCCAGGATCTAAAATTTCCTCAACTAAATTTTTACACAATTCATTATATTCTGGGACACTCAAGCTTTTTCTAACTAAAAAAGCCGAGACATTTTGCTCAACCCCTTTTTTGACCAAAGCATCTGGGACTGGAAATTGGATTGCGACTATTCGACTATCTAGCCGAATTTTTTGCTGATAGCACCAACCACCAACCCGCTCAATCCTAGGAGAAATAAGCTCAGAGATTACATCTTGAGATCGACTCAACTGATAAGTCAAAAACATTAATCCCAACAACATTATCAAACAGGCAAGAAATAAAAGCTTGCGAGTTGAGTTAACTATTGTTAACAGTCGTTCGATAGCCGTAACAATTGTATTTAAGATTTCGCCCATATGTTTTGTAAATGTATTGTAACATACATTTTAAATTTACCAAGCTTTATCTAAATCTTACATTATTTTTTAAGCAACAAAAAAGCCCCGGTTGGGGCTTATCCTGAGTTGTGGGATAGCCACGCCTTAGCAGTAAACCAGCCCGTAACCTCTTAATCCTAGAGCGCG